TTTTGCCATTGATTGTCTAACTCATTACGTTTTTTATCTACGTAATTTTCTAAAACTGTAGGTATTACTACTTGATTCCATACGTCAGCACTAGTAGCTACTACATTACCGCTTGGATCTTTATATTCATTATTATACACATCTATATTATAACCTTCTTGTATTGCTAGTTGCGTGTAATGTATATCACCTGTAGCCATTGTCCACTCTTCTAGCGGATCATAACCGTATGGCTCTGCTAATCTAGTAACGCCACCAAAGTTAAACGACAACTTCTTTTTACCGTTTAGCCTAAATCTTTGCGTGGCTTCGTAATATTCTATGTCTGCAAAACCATCTTTAATATATTCTACTTTTGTAAACCATTTTGGCCTAACATATCTTAAAAAGTGATATTGATCAAAATATTCTACACCTTCTTGTCTTTTATAATCTACTTCAAATAAGTATTCAAACGGTGATTTACCAACATTGGCAGCATCTGAAAATGATGTTTCAGTACCATCTTTAAACGGTGTGCTACCTTCATATTGAAATCTTTGTATTTTACGTATACCCATTGTTAATGAGTAATCGTAAGGCGTTATTATAGTATCATAATCTAACGAACTACCATTAATAGAATATACGTCTTTATCAGATAATGATGTACCACCGTTTGTAGCTACGTAAAATGTAGAAAACTTAAAAGCTTTTTTAATTTGTGAACAACACTTTTTAGGTGCTGTGCAAGACATTATAAAAATTAATATTAAAAATATATACTTCATAAGTAAATTATTACATGTTTAATCGTGAGCGTAACACCTTGTTTTAGGCTTATCTACCATGTTTTTACATCTAGAGCTATCACGCTTAATAAAGCTACATTGATTTTTGCCTTGTTTCTTTTCTCTTTTCTTTTTCTCTTTCAACTCATCTTTAGCCTCTTGCTGTGCTTGACGTTTTAAATCTAAGTATCTTACATATTGATTTTCTTTGCCTTTATTTACAACTACACGCTCACCAACTTGTAAATCCCAAGCGCTCCAACCTAACGTTAAAAATGCTCTTTGCATCGCTGTGTTTTCTTGATTTAAAGCTTCTCTAATATTATCTGTTTTTCTAAACAACCTATCAAGCGGAACATTAGTAGCAGCTGTTGTAACTTTTGCTGTAGCATCCCAAATAGGATTATTATAATCAAACGTGTCCATGCTACCCATTATCTCTCTATTAAATTTATAAGCATTTAATGCACTATAAACTTTTCTAGCTTTAGCACCCATAGGTGGCGAAACTTGCACAGCTTCAACTACTACTTGACCATAATCAGCTCTTGATTTTCTTTCAGATTCAGAAATAAATCTCATTATAGTATTTTTAATAGTTGCAACTGCAGCGCCTGTTACACCAGAGCCTCTTAGTATTGTATCAAGCATACTGTTTGCTATTCTTGTAGCTCTTTGATCTAGCGCGTCGTCTTCTTCGTCATCAAAGCTTAAAGCAAATATAGCTGATTGCAAAGCAGAAAATATAACATTTTGTATAGCGCCATAATATAATATTCTTGACACATTACTTCTCCAGTCACCACGATTATTTATTAAGTCTCTAGCAGCTTTTTTAATTAAACGGTTATATTGCATAGGTGTATTAGCAAAAGCTAATATAAGACGACCTAATGGACTAGCTTGTTGCTGTGATATACGATCAGGTCTAGCCGACTGCTGAGTCTCTTGAGCTATTTCTTGAAAATCTAAAAACGCTTTTTCTTCTGCAGCTTTTTTGTCCATACCTTGCTTTGTATATGTTTCAACTCTATTTCTATAAAACGTAGAGCCACCAGAAGCAATAGCAAAGCTATCAGCCATTTGTGTAGGTAAAAAACCTTTTTTAAGTAAATATGCAAGCGCAGCTTTAGCTTTATTTTGAGCGCCGGCTACAGCATTGGCAAGTTCAGCTTCATTTACATTTATTTGTAAACCTGCACGTCTAGCTTTTAAAAAGTCAGAATTAAATAAAGTAGTAAAGTCTGACCAGTATTGTTTTTGATTAGCAAAAGCTTTACCAGCTTTAAATATATTGTTATCGTCAAAGTTTATAAAGTTAACTGTAGACAATGTTTGTAGTACAGCTGATCTTGCATTAAAAAACATTATAGCGCCAACAGATCCGTTAACCCAGTTTGTCCAACCTTGACCGTAAGTTCTACCTGAAGATCTATTTGTACCGTTTTCCATACGATATAACGAGTCTTCTAAAGCACTTCTAAATCTAGAGCCATATATAGCCTCTATTTTATTCATGTTTTCAGGAGAAAATATAATATTTTTGTTTTCAATAAACTCTGATAAATATTGTTTTCTACCTATTTTATTTACAATGTTTTCTAAGTCAGAAGCTATAGTTTCTACACTCCAGTTTTCACCTGGCTCTATCCAACCTTTATCTCTTTTTGATACAATACTTAAAGCATCTGCAAATGTTTTTAAATCTTGATCTGTATTAACAACACTTTTTAAATAATCTAAATCTCTTTTGGATATGCCTGGAACTTCAAAACCTGCTTTGTCAAACAAGTAAACTCTCACAGCATTATCAAAAGTAAAGCCAGTATCTTTTTCTATTAACTTACCTAATCTTTTTTTAACGTTAGGTATTTCTTTTCTAAGTAGTTTATAATCTTCTAATATACTCATACGAGCTTCGCTCATTTCACGATCAGCTCTACCAAACGGATCTAGTAAAGCTTTTTTCATAAACTCCATATCAGCGTTACCTTGCTCACCTTTGCCATAAAAATCGTATAATAAGCCTGCAAAGTCTTCAGCTGACGGTGGTACAAAAAATCTATATCTACCTATGTTTTTACCACGCTTTTGACCAACAACTCTTGAAAATGTTTTTTCAGCTGCAACACCTTTTGTTCGCTCAATCATTTTGTTAAACTCAGAGTTTAAATCTTTACTAAATTGTACTCTAGCTTGAACAGACTTACCTTTAATATCTAACTGATCAAACACATGCTTAACAGCTTCTACGTTAGGTAAAGCGTCGTCAACAAAATACATATCGTTATATCCTTCTTGATATTTTTCTAAAAACCAAGCTGCTTTAGCATCACCTTCACTTTTACCTAAGCCAGTTATATTTTTTATAGGTATATTTATACCTTGACTTTTTAGCCATTGGTGTATTGGCTCAGCAGCTTCTTGCATACGAGCTGTTAAAACAAACACGTTGCTAGGCCCATACTTGCGTATTTGGTTTTTCATTTTTTGAAGTAGTGGCCCTTCTTTACCGCCACGAACATTTACAAAATCAGAAAAGTCAAAGCTATATCCTTGCTCAGCATATCTAGGGCCGTCAATAGGCCATTTGTCAGATGGTATTCTAACTGTTTCACCTTCTTTAGTTGCTGTAACAAAGTTTTCACCGTCTATAATTAATGTTTCGTCAAAGTCAAAAGTAGACATGCCTTTTGAGTCTTTGCTATAAGCTAGTACAGGTCTAACATTAGATATGTTTTGACTAATGCTAGAGTTTTGCTTTATTTCAGCGTTTGGCTTAATTTTATTTCTAATTTGTAAAAAACTGTTTAAGTTGTTTGTAGCTTGAGAAGCTGTAATATCTCCATTTAAAAACTGATACAAAAGATTTTGTTGAGTACTAATAGTTGATGCATCGCCATGCAAGCTAGCATCAACACCTAAGCCAAACTCTTCTGCTATAGTTTCACCTCTAGCATTTACTAAATAGTTAGGATTTATTCCGCCATCATTAGCATTTACTAATGGATTAAAATATCTTATCCACTTAGATTTTAATCCTAACAATATATCAAGATGATATTCTAGCGGCGGCGCTTGGACAAAGTTAAACTTAACGCCATTAATTTCACCTTTAAGCTTTTTATCATAAGATAAAGGCAAAGATCCTTGAGCATAGTTTTCAAAAGCACCATCAATATACAACTCTAAGTTACCTTGTAAAGCTCTATTAAATAAAAATTTAGCAAAGTCACTAGCTGGCAAAGTGTGTTCTTCTACATTTTTTTCATTAAGAGTGTTAGTAAATTCTAATGTTGACGAAACTCTAGCAAAATGACCCATGTTTTGAGAAGTAGAAGCAAACATAGTAGCAAAATAAGGTATAGTTTCAGGCTGAGCTTGCATTATCTCTTGTATTTTAAGCCATATCTTTTTAGCACCTCTTCTTGACGATTCGTGATATTGAGAGTTTTTTAGTTTTTCTGCAACTGTTTTGCCAGTTAGTTTGCCATATTTACCTACAGATGAAACAGCTGCAGTTATATCTGCGTCAGAAGGAGCAAAATTAACACCTTCAACATAATTTAATAAATCTTCTTTACTTGTAAAAGCAAAGTTTCTTTTTCTACCATTAGCTCCAGCTCCAGCAAAAGTTCCTACAGTTAACATTTCTATTGGAAAGTTAGGCGCTATAGTATTTTTTACAAAGTCTCTATAACTTTGAAGATCTGCGTTATTATTAACTATATCTATAGGTTGAACATTTTGAGCCGCAGCGTTAACAACGCTTTTCCAAGCTTTGTTTTCTTGTCGAAGCATTTTATTTAAGTCTGTATCTTCTTTAGAAAACATATAATTAGCCATACCGTCAGATATACTAGTTAACTCTGGATTTTGTCTTCTTATTTCTTGATTAGTTATAACTTTGCCAAGTAAATCTGCAAGAGCTATAACTCTAGCCGATGTATTTCTATTACGCGTTGGCTTGCCATCTATAATGTCTACTAGCTCTAACAGCTCTGAGTCTTTAATATTTGTTCTCTTAACTTGAGTTTGCAAACCTGCTTTAGTCTTAGCTCTAGACTCTCTTTTATTATAAAGCGCTTCTAATATAGTCCTAGGCACTCCTGTGGCTTTGCCTGATGAGTCAAATCCTTGCGGTAAAGCTTGTATTACTAAAGCAGCGTTAGTATTAAACCATCTTTGCGCTGAAGCTACTTCTGCGGCTGTAAGATTTGCTTTGCTTTTAATTTTATCAGGTGATATACCTAATAATTTGCCAATAGTATTTCTAGCAGCGTTTGGTACGCTTTTAAAATTAGACAATGTAGAAAACTTAACATCTTGTTCGTTTACCTCTGTAGTAATTTCATTTTGTATGTTTAACCTATCAGCTAATACTATGTCTTTAGTTTTTCTACCTGCTTCTGTTGGTGTAGCTTCTTCAATAGCTGTCTCTCTTTCAACTTTAGTAGCTACAGCTTCATCGGTCGTAGTTTGAAATATTTGACCAAACCTAGGATCGTCTTTATAAAACTCTTGAAGTCTAGCATCTAATAGTTTACCTCCAGGTGTAGAAGAGTTTAAGTAGCCCATTACGCTATCGTTTCTATCTGGATTATAGTTATTCAACAAACCTACTAAACCTCTATTATCATCTAGCACAAAGTTTCTAACTATATCAGCTCTTTCTTCGGCTGTTATACCTTCTATTCTAGGTAATCTTCTATCTACTTCATTAGATAAAGCGTCGGCAGCTATAAAAGCTGTTCCTTGCTTAGTGCTTGGATTTATTAAGTCAGCTTTCATTGCTTCAACTTCTTGATATATTTTAGAAAACTGAGTCGTTGGTTTAGCATCTTCTTTACCTTCAACTAACTTACCCTTAGCTCCTTCCGTAGCTGCTTTTATTATTGCTTTATCTATTTTACCTTCAGATATACTAGCTGTGTAGTCTTTAACAAAATTAAAAACATCTTTACCAGTGTCAAGCCTTACCTCTTTTAAACCTGTTCTTTGTAAAAATCTTCTTATTGTGTCGCCAATTTTAGTAAAAAAGTTTTCTTCAAATCTTAATGATCCATCAGCTATAGACTCAGACATTAACACAATAACTTCTTCTCCAAAGTTTGCATCTCTTACAAACTCTCCTTGCTCATTAAACTGACCATAACTAGCTAATCTTTGACCTAAAGCGGTTTTATCACCTTTTATTTTAGACACATGCTCAATTAAAGCATCGCCTAAGTTGTCTTGTATTTCTTTATTATTACCAATAGTTTTATACAGCAAAGCATGACCTAGCTCATGTATTTCAGTAAGTTTTGGTTGTTTATCTGTGTTTATAATTATCTCAAACTCACCGTCACCAAACTGTTTTATAAAACCGTATTGATTTGAAGCTGCTTCAGCCATATCGCCAAGAGTTTGATCATTAGCTATATCGCTTTTTCCTAGTCGAGTTAATTTACCTTTTATACCAGCTTTACTTAACTCTTTAATTTGTTGTTCAACATTTTCAGCTGTTTTATCAGCTAATATTTGTGTAGCTCTAGCTTGTGCAGCTTCATAACTATCTCTATATCCTTCTAACGCAGACTTATATTCTTGCTCTGATATTTGTTTTTTATTAAACTTTTTTTGAAGCTCTACAGCTCTAGCGGCTTGAACATCTGCTATATCATATATGTTTTCAAGCTCTGTAATATCACCTTCACTAAGCTGATTATATATATCGTTACCTTTTTTTATGTTTTTTTGTAGCTCTTGAGTTTTTACATCTCTTTTTTCTTCAAGACCTTTTATTACAGTAGGATCTTTTGCTTTTTCAATTTGTTGAGATATAGATAAAATTTCATTTATTTGAGCTTCTACTTTTAAACCGTCAACATTTTTTCTAGTTTGCGCTACGGCTCTAGCAGAGTAGCTACCCGTTGCTAAACCACTAGCGCCTAAAAAACCTTGAACACCAGACTCCATACCTTCAGGACTTTGAGCATACTCTAGTATAGTATTAGAAAAGCTTACGTCTGGATCTATAGCTGATTTTTTATTATACTCTTCTATACCTCCTTGAAATATTTCTGTAGCAGACTCAGTAACACCGGTAGTTAATATATTTAACGTTGTTTTAGCTTTTGGATTATAGTTAAATTTATCTCTTACTTTTTTAGGCATTAATTTTGGCGTAGGCATTTTTCCACCTAAAGCTTTTTTAAGCTTTCTATAACCAAGGTACTCAGCGCCAGCTTGTAAACTAGCTAATCTTATAGCTTGGTCGCCATCATCTTCACCGTCGAGTATTAGCTGCTCTAATGTTTTTCCTTTAGTTTCAGCTATTTCAGTATTATAATCAATATAGTTTTGAGCAGCAAAGTCCATAAAGTAACCAGTACCAACTGTACCACTATTGTATATTACAGAGCCACCTACGTTTACTATAGCACTTAACACAGAAGCTGCTTGATCGCCAAGATTACCTTCAGCAAAAGACTCTATTACACCAAGCGTAGGCTTTCTGTCTTGCTGCTTTTGTTTAAAAGCTTCTATTTTTTGTATTCTTTGTTCGTCAGTCAATAAACCTTCTACAAAAGAAGGATATTTATCTTTGTTTCTTTCTATATAAGCGTCAATTCGTTCGTCGCCAAATATAGATCTATATACTTGGTCTGTAGCTAAGTCTAAACCTATTCCTTCACCAAAATAATAATCTACAACATTTCTACCGTCTTGAATTAAGTTTGAAAATGAATTTTTAATAGACTGCTTAGCAGTTAACTTTTGCTGCTCGCCTTGCTTATTAAACTCGTCAACTCTTTTGTCGTATTCTGCAGATAATGTTTCTAATTCTTTTTGCCCTGTGCTAAGCTTTTTGTTATAAGCTTTAACTAATGTATTATACTCGTTAACTTGACTTTGAGTTGGAGGATCTACGTTATCTTCTCTAAGGTTTTGTTTTTCAAAAGTTTTTAATACCTTTGAAGCTTTGCTTATTTCAGTATAAAAATTATTTACTTTAGTTTCTAGCTCTATTTTTTCTTTATCAAGCTGCTCTTTAAAAGTTAACGGATTTGCTTGAACTTCTGGAAGTGTAATACCTTTAATAGTATCACCTTCTTGACGAGCGCCTGGTAATACATCAAAACCTGACTCTTTAGCTTTTTTTACAATTTCTAAATTGTCTGTATAAGTAGGTAGCTCCGAAAAAGAAGCTGCCGAGTTGGATGCCGTACTTTCTGGCTCCGCAGGGGCATCCACTTTCTGGGGAGCTTGTTCTTTTTTTGTTTCGACGTAGTTTGTAATAAAGCCTTTTATTTCATCATCAGACTTTCCAGCATCGATTAGTTTTTGAATCTCTAATTCTAACTCTTCGTTCATAAAATTTTATTTTAAGTAGTAGGATTTTGTATTTCGTTTGCAAATTTTAAATAGTCTGCTAGTGTTTTTTTAGCTGCAGGCTGAGCACTTCGATCTAAATATTTTGGAGGTTTAGTTGATTTTTTTACATCAAACGTTTTAAGTTGTTTTCTAAACTCTTTTGGTATTTTACCCATCGTAAGCAGTTCTGTTTCTGTTATTATATCTGGTTTTTGATTTGCTAAAGTAACAGGATTACCTTTTTCATACATTAAATATCTACCATCAGATTGTCTTTTAGCAGTTCGAGTAGTTCCAGGTATATTTATTTGTGCGCCTTCAGTGTTATAAGACTCTATGAAAGCATTTACTTCGTTAATAAAAGAATAACTTGGCTTAGTTCCACCTTTTCCTATGTTTGGCTTTTTCTTGTTAGCAGCCATAGCAAGTATAGCGTTGTTATCTATAAAATCTTTAAAATACCCTAAAAAAGCATCTGTTAAATCTTCATCTTTTAAAACATCTAACATTTCATCTCTTTGAGCTGGTGTTGTAGCTGTTAAATTATTATCTGCTAGCAATTTGTCTAACCATATTGTAGCATAAGCCGACTCAGCGCCTTCTGTTTTATCTGCTGTAAAACCTCCAAATATAATAGGTCTTAATTTTTCAGGAGATGATTTAGCTAAATTCATCATGCCACTAAAAACTTCTCTTCTTGAGTCTTCGTTCCATTTACCTGAAGCGCCAAGTTTTCTAGCATCGTTAACAAACTCTGACATTTGAGTTTCAAACTTCAAATCTACCTGTTGTGTAGATTTTAAATCTGTTAAGCTAATAAGCTTTTCACCATCTTTGTAATATCCACCAATTTGTTTTTCACCATTTATTACAGGATTCCAAACTACATGGTTTTTAAAGTCACCATCTAATAGCTGCGTGTGCACTAGCATCTCTAGTCTACTTGGGTTAGGATCTGGGTTTTTTTGATTAGCTACAGCTTCAGAATAAAGTTTATTAATATAATCTTTATCTCTTTTGTAAATCTTAAATTTATCTTTTATAGTAGCAAGTTGATTAACTTCTTGTAGTTTTTTATTTTTACCTACAAAAGGACTTTCAGATCTTTTAATTAATCTATAAGCTTCTTCGTTGTCTTTTTCTATTTCTTCAGTTAATGTAGCGTTTACTGCTGGGCTATTTGCAAGATCAAGCATTAAAGGCTTTTTAGATAAATCTTTAGCGTAGTTTTGTAAATCTTTTATTTCATTAGATACAGGTTGGTTTGACTCTTGCAAGTATTTATTATAAGCAGCTTCAGTATTTTCTAACGCTTGAGAAGCAACTTCAGATAAATCTGTAACGCTTTTATTTATATACTTTACGAACTCAGTACTTCTAGCAGTATTGTACTTAGTTTGAGCTTCGTTTAGCCTTGTTAATGATTTTTGTAAAAAATTTAATGACATGTCTATTATTTAATTATTCATCATCTTGAAATTGCGCGCTAATTGGAGACATATTTCCAAACTCAAATACTCCACTATCTACATTACCACTTAAGTTATCAAGCAAACTACCTGTTTGATTATTGCTACCAGTACCACTAAAAGCATTTATAAGTGTTGGCGCTGCGCCTAAAATACTATTAAACAGATTAGTATTTTCTTGTTGTTGCGCTTGAGCTGTTTCTGTTGCAGAAGCTAGTTGTTGCGCTTGATAACCTAAACCTAGAGCTTCTCTTTCAGCTTGCATTCGCTGCACGTCCATAGCACCTTTAGCTTCAAGTTGTTGTATATTCATACCAGCTTGAGCTTGCGCCATATCTATTTGTCTTTGCGCGTCAGCTATTCTAAACTCAGCTTGTCTAGCTTGTTCAGCACCTTGAGCTTTTAATCTTTGGTTTGTAGCTTCTTGAGCACCAATGTCTGCAGCTATTTGTTGTCTAACTTGCGCGTTTTGTTTAGCTAAAAGTCCAGCGATACTAGCAATACCTCCAGCGCCGCCAGCGCCAGCTCTAGCACTTTGTAATATAGCGGCTTGTGACTCTTCAGCCATTTGTCTTTGATAATCTGCAGACTTTAAATTTACAGTTAAATCTTCAAATTTATTTTCTGTAGATATTTTTTCTAACGGATTTTGTATTCCTTCAAAAGCATTAGTCATGCCGGCAAAAGGATTTGTTATCTCTGCGCTGGTAAAAGCATCTAACTGACTTTGAAACTCATCTTGTTTTTCAGCTAAGTTTTCATCAATTTTATCGTTTGCTCTACCAGTTAAAAAACCACCAGCACCACCTAAAACGCCACCAAGTATAGCGCCAGGTAGTCCAGCTGTAGATCCTTGAGCAGCGCCTGATACTGCACCACCTAATATATCTGTAAATGTATTTTTTAAAGGACTTTTTAATTCTCCGTAACTCATTTTATTCTTTTATTATATTATTATTACATCTATTTACTGCTTTCTATAGCGTTTAACGCAGCTGAGAACAGCTCAGATTTATTATTAAAATCATTGTTTCTCCATACAACTTTAGCATAATAACCTTTTATACTAGAGTGTTCAACAGGACTAGAAGCTAAAACAACTATAATTTCAAGTAAACTATTAAAATTGAACAAAGGACTACCAGTTACAAAGTCTGTTGTAGTTGTAGCAGCTGCAAAGTCTACAGGATTAACAAAAGTTGTTATTATTTGCGTAGAAGTAAATGACTCTATAGTGCCAAGATTTAAGTTTTGACCTATAGTATCTCCTGGCTCGTACGTAGTTACACCGCCGTTTTGATCTACACTATCTGGATCAAATCTCATTATGCTAGCTTTCATACCCTGCTGTATAGTTGATGCATCAACAAGTCCAAAGTCAAATGTTATTATTAATCTTTGGCTACCATCAGGATGTGGCGTAATAGCAGTAGGATTACCTAAGGCTGTTGTTAATTTTTTAGAAGCTTCTTCTTTGTTTATAGAAACAGCGTTTGCTCTATGCATGAAATTATTATGCCATTTATTTTCTTTATTTTTAAAGTTAATTGACATGCCAACTTCAAGATCTGTATTAGCATCACTTACCCACCAACCATCATGCTGTAAATTTGTTGATAAAACTCTATCGTTATTGTTAGGTATAATTCTAGCTTGAGATCCTTCGTAGTTAAGATATGTAAAATCTTTTACAGTGCCAGGCGCTTCATTGTACACTAAAGCAACTCTTGGCTCTTGAATCAACGGTCTTGCTTGATGATAACCAAGGTGATAACCATAAGAAGCTCCTTCATTATCGTGATGGTATGTTCTTGGACCTAAATGACTAAAGTATTGATTTTTTAAACTATATCCTTGAGCGCTAGCATAGTATGTGTGGAAGCTGGTCCAAGTGTCTAAGCTTTCGTCCCAAGCAACAATAAGCCCTTGTGGTATTGGATCTTCAATATCTAAAGCTTGAAACGTAAGACTAGATATTAAATATTCACCTTTATCAATATCATAACTACCAAAAAGATAATCTTCAGACTCTCTAGCTTTAGTTAAATAATTTTTAAAGTACGAGTCCATACCTTGATCAGATATTAAAGTCATACCATCTTTTGATAATCTTATAATAACACCACGCTTAGCATCTGTAAAATAAGATCTAAAACCATAATGAGCAAAAGACTCTGGATTATTTGATATACCATATTCACCGTCAAAAGCTATAGCTTGACCTAAAACTCTATTTGTAGCTAATAACTCTGGATTTGCATCAGCTTTAAATATAGCGTCTTTGTCAGATAGTACTTTTAAAACTTTATCTTCGCAAAGAACTAATAAATCGTTAGCTCTAGAAAATAATTTTTGTACTGTACCGTGATCAGGATTAAATCTTTTAGTTATACCTAACGCTTCTATAAATTGATTAGTTTCGTTAAAACCGCTGTAAGAGTTGTATACGCCAGAGAATATTAAACCTTCACCAACTTTAACCTCAGCATAATCATCATATATACTAGAAGCTTTAACACCTTTTTGTATTCTAGCTCCATTAAAAGTATTATTTACTGTAGATATTTCTATACCATTACCAAAACAGAAACAGTTATAGTAAGGTAAAGCTATAGGTAAAACTAAATCGTTAACTAAACTAAAGTTAGATAAATGAGTATGTCTTCTAACAAGTATAATATTACTGTCAACAACACTTTCAGCAAGAGTAACATATATATGCTCGCCGACATTTAATCTTGCGCCTCTATGCTCTTGTATTTTTAATACTACATGATCTGGCGCGGGTGGAACAGTTATAGTAACAGCTCTACTTAACGTTAACTCTGTATAAATATCATCATTTATACTATGTCTACCAACGTTAGTTCTAACATTAGTTACTGTTATAGGTGTTAAATCTACATCATCTAAAATACTAACTTCACCATCACCATCAACATCACTTGTGTATAACTGTGGGAAAAAGCTATCAGTAACTTGTACACTGCTATTTAAGCTTAATCCTCCGCCAGGACCAGGTATTAAAGTTGAATAATAATAAGCTTCAACCATACGGCCAACTTTTACAAACTGTTCGTCAGTATCATCATCTAACACTATAGGATAAGCTTGCGAAGCTTCGTAATACAAGTCTACGTCGTAGTTAGGCTTAGGCTTTGTTTCAAACACGCCTTGCGTTTTAGCTGTGTTAGGCCCAGGTAATATACCTATGTCGTTATTTATTATTAAAGGCCTATCTGTTTTAACATAAACAAAAAACTTACCTTCAAACTGAGCTTCTAAATTTATATCAGTTGCTATTGCCGAAGGAGCTTCGTTAGTTATTCTTTGAACAACATATTCTAAAGTTAGGTTATCAGGTTCGTAAAAATTTGTCACGTTTGAAAGCGCTGGATCTGGTGGACCAGATCTTCTATGAGCTCTTTTTTGAATTAACACATCACCTTCTTGAACTTTATTTCTATGATCAGAGCTAAATATTAATACACTGTTAGCTCCTTCAGATATATTAGAATTTACATCTTCAATAGAAGTTTCATCTAAACCTGCATCATCTTCTATAAAGTGTAAAACTTGCTCTAGCGGTAAAACATGATAATCTAACGATGTATCTTTAACAAAGAACTTGTAAGATTTAGCCCAACTAGGATGTGGGTTTTTAACAGCTACAGTTATTCTTTGTGTTTTCTTAGAATCTTCTGGCCCTACTTTTACAACAGCTTGTCTATTAGTTAATACCGGTGTTTCTCTACCAAGCTCATCTCTATATACAATACCAACTTGATAAGATCTAAAAGATTTTATAGATTCTTGTGGTATTCCAAAATTAGCATTAACACCTGAGTATACACCTTCAAACTGCTCTATAGCACCATCATCTGAGCTAATACCTATAGCCAATGGATTACCATCAGGTCCTAAAACTTCTGCTTGAATTTGATTTACATAAGTATATAAACCAACTTCGAGATTAACTTTTACATCGCTAGAAGCTATAATTTCACCAGTATCTACATTTAAAAAGTTATGTTCTATTAAATTATAATCTCTTAAATAATTTCCATAAACTACTCTATTAGCCGTAACTTCTTGAGCTTTAGCGTTTCTTGGAACTGAATCAAAAGGTCTTAATATTTGATTAGGATCTATTGTTAAACCTAAAGTATTAGCGTTAAATGGATGTAAGCCAGTGTAAGATCCATTAGCAGGCGAGTTAAATTCACCATCTCTAAAATCATATTTTTTAACAGCATATATATTTGTAGCTTCTTCACTCTTAACAAGTAGCTCTACAGCTTTAACATCGTGAGGTATATTTTTAGGCGACCAGTCTATTAATCTAAGTAGTCTTATTTCGTTTATTAAAGATATATAAAAGTTTGGCCAGTCTATTTTTTGATTTAGTGTTCTCCAAATAACAGTTGTAAAAGGTGCTAAACCAGAGTATTCATTATCTTCGTATTGATACCTGTAAGTAAACCTAAGCATAGCTTCTCTTAGCGCTCTATCATCGCTTAATCTATCACCACCGCCTACTTCAGACTCTAAACCTACAGACCAAACTTGCGGTAATGGTGGACCATAATATTTATAGTTTTCTTGACTATCAGGCTGTGGGCTTTCCCAGCCCCAACCTTGAAAAGTTGTAAAATAAGGAGACTTTCTTTCATGAGCGTCGCTAGGTAATACAGCTGCGTTTTTAGTATGATCACCTTCACCGACCAATGCCATAACTCCGCCGTTTGGTTTTACAAATCTTCTACTTAAATCACCTCTAAGCGTTGGATCTAGCATATCTTTAGCGTTATTTTCTATTATACGAATAGTTATAACATATTGACTAAAGTGATGTTCTGTAGAGAAAAAGCTTGGTGGTAAATCTATAGGCCCAGAAATACCAGCTACTGTTTCGCCGTTAGGATCAGTGCCATCAATAAACGACTCATTAACTAATTTATCGTTTAAAAATATAAACTTATCTGTTAAATTATTATAATAATTTCCTAGATTATCTTTCCAACCGTTTTCATCAAACACGCCATTTACTACTGCTCCTCCGCCTACACGCATATTTATATGCTCTATTTTTTCTATTCTTGCTTTAACTCTATCAGCAAAACCATCGTGTCTTCTACCTGCAAACCTTTCTATTTGACCATTGCCAATTTCATCGTTGAAATCTTGACCACCATTAACACCACTATAACTGTTGAATGTATCAATCACTTCGTGAGGAGTAATAAAATTGTTTGGTTCACCACCTTCAGTACTACCATAATCAACGTCAGCATATTGTCCTACAAGCTCTGTTGCTCTAACATTACCTTGTCCTTCTAATATAATTATATCTCCTACTTGAAAGCCATGTGGCTGCACTACAAATCTACCTGGACCTGTAGGTCTAAAAGCTCCATTTTCGTTTTGCTCAATACGACCATTGTGTAAAAAGCCTCTATCTTCCATAACATCACCACCTATTCCCCAATACTCACTAATAGATGAAATATTATCTAAACCTCCAGTTATATTAACTTGTGAAAATAAACCACCTAAATGATAGGCTCGATCTATAGCATGGCTATTAGGCACTAATGGATTTGGCATTGCTCCGTAATGATAAAAAACATCGCCTTCAGAACTTGCGTCACCTGAATAACTACCGCCAGGACTAAAGTATTGAAGCAGATCAGTGTTATCTACTAAAGGCAAGCCAGATTCAGTTCTTGCTCCAGCTGTACCTCTATATTGCGCAAAAAGAGTAAGACCGTCAACAGTTCCACCATAAACATAGCTAGCCCCGTCCCAAGAATAACCACCTACTTGTGATATTGGGCCTCCAGTTGTAAGTATATGACCTCCAGTAGGATCATCAGCATAACCAAATGTTGGTCCAAAATCAACTAAATTAGAAAACCCTGAGTTTAAGTATTTTTTAAATACAGGATGCGCAACAGCAGTATCAGCAGAGTTGCCAACAACGTTTTGCGGAAACTCTCCATGCACTGGAAACATACAAGACTCTATGTTAAACTCATAACCTCCTAAACTACCGTCAAGAAAAATATCACTAGGCATACCAAAAAAGCCAGTACCTGCGCCTAGTTCTTCAATTCCTACATTACCACCCGCACCGTTTGGTATTCCAAAACCTTTTGACCAAGAGCTCCAAGCTAAAGTATCAGGAACGTCAAGAGTTAAGCTAGCTCTAAAGTCTTGCATATTAGCGTCGCTAGTAGTGTCAAAAGACGTGCCAAGTAAACGCTCAAAATTATAAAAGCTATCTACATCAGCGCCACTACCTTCACCTAATGAATTACCATCAAAAGACAAAGCTTCACCACTTGCTGTTAAAAATCCAGCTTCATTTAAAAACGCAATAGGAAACTGTAGAACTTTACCTTCTGGGTGATTAGGATGTATAGGAAAAGGATGTGTCATAACACCTCTTGTTCTACCTACTATTTGAGTTTCAGTGCTTATACCGCCTCCAGTAATATCTGTTAGAACTTTTAAATGCTCTTCTGGATTTGGTCTTAAAACTGTACAATGTGATTCAATAACACCGCCTAAACCAGTATTAATAGCGTCAGCCGCTATAGCACCGTTTGGATGATGACCTGTAAAATCCCACTCAGGCACACCTTGAAAACCAACAGTATCATCAACATTTTCTTTTAAAAGTCTAGTGTGAAAAAATCTTCTATCTGTAATCCAGTCAGGATATATTGATTGTTCGTCAGATAAAGTACCAACTCTAGATCTTAATATATTTATTTTTTTAGGTTCGTTTTTAGAGTCTGTAAAGAATATTAATCCATCAAAAACGTTTATACCTGTAATATATCTATCGCTATAGTTAAAGTCTAATATTCTTTTAGATTTAAAAACAACATTATTAAAAGGTGCTATTACAGCGTTAACAAAAACGTTTCGATCATCTTTTAAATAAACTCTATAGCTAGCTCTATCAATATAATCTACATAAATAGCGTCTATAGCGTCATTAATAGGAGCATTGTTAGGCACTACTGAAGAAGGTGTACCTATTATATTATCATATTGGTAAACACGCATATCTTCTCTAATATCTAAATTACGCATGTTAAAACCATCGTTTTCAAGCTGTATGTATGATCTACCTTCATTATCAACGCCATACTCGCTTACACCAGATCTTATTTCATAAACATCGTTAAATATTAAATCCATAAGACCCATATCTGTAACGCCACCACTATTAGTCATGCTTTGCGTAGGCTCATACTCATATATAGCGTCTGCTCTAACAACAACATTTGCTCCACCAATTTCTGTAGGTGGTGGTGGTGGCTCGTCTGCTATTGGTTCACTGCTTATAGGATCTTCCACTAATGGGTCGCTAGTTGACACATCAGTATAATATCCTTCTGAGCCATCGCTAAAAGTAGCGGCAAGAAGCAAAGTGTCTAAACTTCCAGCTGGCAAACCATAAACATCATTAATAGTAATATTTTCAATGCTTACAGACTCTGGAAAACTAACACCTGTGTGGTTTAAAAAACTTTCATTAAACAATATTTGATGTGAAGGAGTAACTCCAGTTACAAGATTTGGAAGAAGCTCTCCACCAGGAATAGGCTGTGTTAAAGTTACAGTGTTGTCTACAACTGTCACTTCAATTAAACCACTTGAATAATTCTCAATAGCTTCTTTAAAATTTTGCGCTATTACTGAGCCGTCTGGATGAGGATTAATAATAATTGTAGGTGGCACTACTTGAGGCCCTCCAAATTCATTAGTTTCTTGTGTAGAACCTAGGGTCATTACTGTACCGTTAGGTTGTACGTTGTATTCTTCTGCAAAATCATTACTAAGTGAAGTATTTGTGTATTGACCCCACTGTATATTAATGTATTCAACTAAAATAGGATTACCATCATCATCAACGCTTGGGAAAACACGATCATTAAAAAATAACCACATTTGTTCGCTAAGAGCTGAACTGTTTGGACTTAAATCGTCAGAATCATCTTCAAAAGTAAAAGTAAATGTACCAGCTGTAGGCGGAACATAAACTGGATCTACAGTATCATCTACTATATCGTCAATAGGTGGAAGTGGATCTACAATATCTACAACGTCGTCAACAGAGTCTTCAACTATAAAGTTTTCTTGAAAAAGATTATTGACGTGAACTGAGTCTTGAACAAAATGGTAAGCTAAATCTTTAGCTTTATCTACTGAAGTACCTACTATTTGAGCATCTGTAAAACCTGTTAGTCTAGGTCCAAACGTATTATTAGGCAAGTCGCCTTGATGACCCCAACGATCTAACGCTACAATTTCAACGTTAGCTCTAAGAGTTTCAAGTGATCCTTCATTACCTTGAGAAGAGCTACTAACTCTTATATTTAAGGCCTCGCGATATAAACCTTGGCCTACTAACCTCTCATCAAGGTCAAGATTCATTCCGCCTTTAACAAAAGTTCTTTTTAACTCAGCCATACTTAGTGCTTAATAAACTTATTTTGATTTCTTAATACTTGTGCAAACTCTTCTATTTTAAAGTTTGATAATCTTAGCTTAGCGTTTCTTTTAGCCGCTCTAGCTTCTTTTTTTAACATCGCTAATATATTACCTGGAATACCAGCTCTAACAGATGCTAAATTATATTGTACATATTTATATAGTGCTTCTTCAGCGAATTTATGTATGATCATTTCGTGCTCATCTCCAAGTGAGTCGCTAATATATTCTAAAACAACAGTTTGACCAACTAAACTAGAACCAAATCTTATTCTACCAGTTCTATTGTCTATATAATACGATCCGTTTGCTTGAGCTCTTTCAGACTCTAAACCATATCTTCTTCCATAAACATCCATTAAATCATTGTCTGCGTTTGGATCATAAGAAACCGTAGAATTATTAATTTTTTGCACAGTCTTATAACCAGATAAAGCAGTAGAGCTAAAAACTACAAATGTAACTGTTTCGTCAATAGGATTACCAATAAACTTATTTAATGTTATAAGTGGTTCACCTGCTAAAGGAATTAAAGGTAAAGATTTATTTACAGCTATTATACCAGCATCAGCGCTTCTCAAACTATCAAACATAATATCAGACATATCTCTATTAGCTTGCAGCATTAATCCTCTTCTAACGTCAGTTATTGATCCTAAAGTAAAACCACTTAAATGATAAACAGGGTTTTGAGAAGTAGTCGTAGCAGTAGATCTAATTCTACATGTAACTACGTTAGTAGCTACTTGCGTCATTCTTCTTAAATCTTGAAAACCATCTGCTCCGCCACCTTCGTCTAAACCATCATCTCCTGTGTCAAAGCTTGGCAAACCATTTTCATCTTGCACCATGCGGAAAGCATTACCTGTTTTTCTTTCAGGATATAAAATTCTATATAATCCGTTTTTATCTACAACTGAAATTTTAGAATAATTGACATAATCTTTAGGCAGTATAAAAGATAAATCATTAGGCACTTCAAACTCTTGAGCTTTTATAGATTTTAAAGTATCATAGCTTAATTCTTGCAAACCTCGTTGCGCAAAAAAAGAAACTTCTGTTCTATTAGCTTTTCTTATTATTTTATCTTCTCCTACATAAGAGATCATAAAGCCATTTAAAAAAGAGTGAAAGTCTGTGTGCTGATATTTAGTTGCTAAAACATTAGCTGAGTTTCCAGAGTCTAACGAAGCATTACCATAATAATCTTGATCTGATATAAAGTCTTGCGCCATATTATCTATTTCTTATTTGTTGTTTTTCTTGAGCTTTAGCTCTACCTACTTGAGATATATCTGCTTGTTTTAATTTAACACCAGAAAGTTCTAGTATTTTATTAACTAAAGTAGAGCCTTCAGAAGCATGTATTTCAAAGTCAATTGAAGTGCCTTGATTATAAATAGGATAACTTGTGTTACCAAGGTTGTTTTCTACATAACCCCATCTTGGCGTAGCTGGCTTTCTAATATATGATATTATTAAAAGCTCTGGCGCAACATTAGCATGATCTAAAATACCGTTATGATCAAAGCCTCTAAATCTAGGACTTCTGCCGTGGCCTGGTGGAGTGTCAAACTCACTGCCATCACCTGGCTGAAAAACACTTGGATCTAAAAAATATCTTTGTTGAGTGTTATAATTGTTAGGATAATTGTCTTTACCAAAAACTCTAATAAAATCATTTTTTTTACCTTCAAACGTGTAGACAGGTCTTCTCATTGTAGGTCTTGTAAGCTTATTACCCATTATGTTTATAAGCTCTTTTTTACTTACATATTCAGCTTCATTAACAGCAAAAGCTTTAGGTCCAAAAATATTTTTTTGATTTTCTGGGTCTTTATCAGGCTCAGATCGCTCGTATTCATTTTCTAAACCTTGACTAGCTACACCTCCATCAACTCCAGTATCTTCTCCTATTAAAAATTCATCAACAGAAAACTCATTAGTGTCAGACTCAGCTACTAAAACTGTTTGTAATTTGTAAAAATCAGTAGGAGTAAACATTTGATACCTTCTAAAATTATCTGGTTGAAAAGCTATTTCAGCGCCGTATATTTCTTTTTCAAAATACTCTATTTTTTCTTGAATAATATCGTGCCTGTCTGAGTGTTCAGTATCATTAGGTCTTGTTCTACCATAAGCCTCTGAGCTATAAAAATAGCTGTCAAATATTTCCATTTGAGCTTGATCAGCAAAACTATTAAATTCGTTAGGAGTTATATATCCTCTTTGCTCTTTGTTAGCAATATCTAATACTTTCTGATATACTGTGTTAATATTTATCGGCATGTTATATTTTTTATAGTTAAGTAACCACCCCGAAGAGTGGTTACTCTTCTATAAATGATTACGCATTTAAGCGCTTTTCTATGTTGGAGTATATCTCCATACCTTCATCGGTTTTAAACCAGTGAGCAAGAGCTGTATATGGATGCTCGTCAAATGGAACAGTCATTAACTTTCTACCAGTAGATCCCCATAAAAAGTTTCTCTGATCTGTTGAAAGCGTGATAATTCCAAGTTCAGTAGCTTTAATACCAAAGTTTCTAAGCTGCACATTATCGTCAGCGGCTAATTGTAAGAACAGTTTAGGATTTTTACGTGCAAATAGCAACAAATCCCTTTTAAGTTCCTTAGAACTCAACTGATTAACTTTAGAGCCTATTTCTGCTCTCATAATAGCTTCAACTAAATCTATGTCGATTTTTCTAGCTAAATCTAAAGCTTCTATTTCCATTTCTAAAATATCAAGCTCATTTTCAGCTACAGCTACAGGTTTATGCTCAAAATATATTTTGTCTCTATCAGGGTGATATAAAGAAAGTAGTTTTTGTAAAACTGTTTTTTCTTTAGGCACGTACAAACTTCCAGATCTAAACACTATATGCTCTAATCTTTGATCACCTGTCATTTCATCTACAAAAGAAGTTCTTTGGTTTTCACAATTTTTTAATTCTCTTTCATAACCTTTCTCTTCATCAAACCAGTAAATACCTGCAGACTTAATAGATCTTGATAAAGGTTTTTTATTTCCTTTAAGATAGTACATTCTATCTTTTATTTCCCACTTAGGTTTTTTAGGTTGAGGTTTTTCTATAACTACCTCTACCATTTTATTTGTAGCTTTAATTTCTGGTTGTGCTACTTCAACTTTTGGCGCAGCTTTTGCTGCAGTTTGTTTTTTTGCCATAATATAATATAATAAAAGTTAAAAAAAAGATCGAGGGCCGTAGCCCTCGACCATAATTAATTTACTTCATTAACACGAAGTTGTTAGCACCTTGTACTATTAAACATCTTTCAGTTAAGAAGTGGATTTGCATTGCATCTAATGCAGCTGTAGCAGCTCCAACAGATCCAGTAACCCATGACTTCATTCTACGGTCATCAGTTTGAGAAGCACGGAAACGTACGTGTAAAAACGGACGCTTAATGTTTCTACCTAATTGCTGATCGTAAACAGTTGATGTACCAGCAGGGATAAATAATCCTCTGATAGCATTAGCACCAGCAGCATCGTTAATACCTCCACGAGTAGCTTTGTCGTTTAAGTAACGGAAATCAGATTTGTAGAAGTCATAAGAACCTCTTCTAAATCCAGAGAAACCTAAATTTAAAGCCATATCTTCAGAGTTATCAAACACTCCGTAAGAAGTACCACCAGCGTAATAACCGTTCATAGAAGCTAGCATATCATCTATAGAAAGAGATACTGCTCTGTTGCAGAAAATCATGTTTTCTTCGATAGCGCCTTGCTTGTCAAATTCAGCTAAAATAGCATCGAACTCAGCTAAGTCATTAGCAGCGTTAATACCGTTGATACCAGCGGTAATATTACCTCTGTCTTCAAGAGCTGCAAACAAACCTTCAGTACCAACACCAGCAGAACCACCTACAGATCCTGGAAGTAAGTCAGAGCCATCAACTAAAGAAGTACCAGTTACAGCAAGTTCAGCTTCTAACATAGACATTTCTACATAGTCAGTAAAACGAGCGCGAGTATCAGACTCAGCTTTTAAGTACCACAAGTAACCAGAAGCACCCATTTCAGAAGCAACTTCTACCCAACCAATACGAGATGCATCTGATCCAGATACTTCGTAGTAGTCTTTCATGATGATTGGCTTGTTTGAGAAAGACTTAAAGTCTGGCTCATTAGCGCCTCTTGAATTAGTAGCAGTAGAAGTACCAGCACCAGTAGAACTAGTTTGGTAAGAACCGCCTTTGCTAAACTCAGAACCATAAACTAATATAGTTGTTCCGTTTGATGTTTGAGTAGTAGCGTTGTTAGTTAAGTTTGCAACTCCATAAGGAGCAACATCGATTTCAGGGGCTGTACCACCTGCAGCTCTAACAGCTACAACTAAACATTTGTGAACTTCTACAGAATTAGCAACAATAATAGTATCGTTAGGTCTAATACCGTGATCTATTACACCAGCTGTAGTATCTATTGTGTTTCCATCAATATCTGATTCAATAATTAGTGTAGTTGAAGCAGCACCTGTACCGTGTTGAACACCGGCAAGATCTACTACAGCTCCAGTATAAGATAAATGTAATCTACCTTGCTCAGACCAAACAACTTGGTCAGAAGTCATAGACTCTTCAGCACCTATTTGAGATAAAAATCCTGAAATAGTTCTCGGTCCGAAAACTTCAGCTTCTTTCTCCATTAGGTCTGGTAAATATTGTTGAGCCCAGTTTACTCCACCAGCGCTCGCAAAGTCCAAATAATTAGTAGCTAAAGTCTGCTGTTGTGGCGCAGGCACGCTATTTAGATTTGGACCAAATGATAATTGATTTGGCATAATCGTTAAATTTTAAATGTTATTTACTTTTTTTAATTTTAAACTTAAAATCTGAACTATTATCACCTAAAACTCTAAACTTAACTTCGCCATCACCAAACTCTTTGTGAGTTGATCTTGGCTCCATGTCAATGTTTTTTGCTTTATTAACACTGTCTTTTATAGCGTCAGCTTTACCTTGCTCATAAAAATGTTTAGCAATAGCATCAGCATTCATTGCTGTGAATAAAGATTTGTGATAACCTGAAGCATTATCTATTGTGCCATCTTTACTCAGAAACTTTCCAAGAAAATTATTAATGTCACCTTGACTTTGCTTTACAGCATTAACATCACTAACTTTGAATCTATACTTTTTATCACCGACGTTATATTCAAAACCTTTGAACTTATCGTTAAAAACTTGATCAGTTTTTTGTTTAAATACAGATTGTTGTTTTTCGTTTAGAACTTTAGCCTGTTCAGACTTAGAGTTGTAATCGTTGAAGAATTTAATAGCTTCTTGCTGATCTTGCGTCAACTTAGAACCATTTTTAATCTCTTCATAATACTTAGACTTTTGCCCGTCTAAATAGGCTCTAGCGTTTGCAACCTGCTCTTTTAACGCTAATTTTTTTCTTTTAATATCTCTATCTTCATCAACTTCTTCATCAAAGCTAAATTGATCTTCCATTAAAAAGCTTATTTCTTCGCCACTTAAATGTGGTTTAGTTTTTTTATAATACTCTCTTAATACAGTATCATTATCTATTTCTGAATAATCCTGATTCAGCCTAACATAATCTTCTAAGCTACCACCAGTCTCTTCCATAAAGTTTACTAGCTTTTCTAAATTGCCAGGAACTTTTACTTGTAAATTACCAGACTCACTAATGCCAACGTCAAGACTTTGTTCTTCTTGAGATTGCTCTGTTACTTCTTCTACAACGGTTTGTTCTTGTGCTTCTTCTTCCTGTTGTACTTCTTCAAGTTCTTGTATGGCTTCGGCACTTTCATCGCCTCCAACCACTCTTGTATCGTCAGCTCTACTTTCATCAGCTTCTGGTTCTGTTGTTTCTTCTTGGTTTTCATTATTGTCTATTGGTTTACTTAAATCTACTTTAATAACGCTATCGTTACCTGCAGAATCAAATTTAGATTCATCTATAGTTTTTTCTTCTTGTTGAGGTTGTTCAACAGTTTCATTAGTTTGTTCAACAACTTCTTCAACAACATTTTCGTTGTTTTCTTCCATAATATAATATAAAATTAGTTAATTATTTAGGACTAAAGGCTTCTAAACCAAATCCACTTCCGAGTATATCATTACCTGATGACTCAAACTTTTTAGGCGTTGCACCTGTTTTTCTTTGATCTATAAGCTCGCTTTGCTGTGAAGCCTGTATTCTAGTCCTTTCATCTTTGCGATCTTCTTTTTCTTTTTCTCTACCTTTTAAATTTTCAGCTTGCATGTTTTGAACTTGCATATTATACTGAAACTCTAAAGCCATTAATTGTTTTTTAAGTTCAACTTCTTCTTGCATTGCTTTAGACTTAAACTGAGCTTTAGCTTGTTCTATTTGTATATCAGCTTGAGCTTTGCTAGCATGCTTTTGTTGCTCTAGTTGAGCTGCTATTTGCTGTTGCTGCGCGTTAGTTTGTGCTTGCTTCTGCATGTTTGCTTGTTGAGCTGCGGCAGCTGCTTGCATTTTCTTTTTTCTTCTAAGCTTTAAAACTTGATTAGCTAGTTTAAGATTTTTAATTTGTCTTATATCTATAGCGTCTTCAAGATCTATACTTTGTTGTTGTATAGACATTTGTATATTATTCTCTAATCTTTGCTTTTCTTCTTCATCTGGCGCTACTTCTAAAAATATGCCAAAATCATATAAGTGCATTTGGCTAAGCTCTTCTAAACTAGCAATACTATGAGAACCTATAGCTTGAATAAAAGCTTGTCTAGTTGGAGAAAACTCTAATACATCAGATATTCTAAGTGACATAGACTCTAACGTGTCTGCTACTAAAAACATACCAGCTTGTAATATATGTCTAGTTGCAGTGTTTGAATTTTGAGCTGCTAACTTTTGAAGTCCAACAAGAGAGTTTTTATCAGGTGTACTACCATCTCTAGCTTCGTTAAGCCCGGTAGTATCTCGTATCATTTGTAAATAATAATTGTAGTTGCCTATTAAAGCTTGCATTTTACTACCACCATTACTATTTCTTATTTCTTGTATTGGTACTTTACCTAAATTTCTATCACCGTCTTGAGTCATTGATCTACCAATAACACTACCTGTTTGGAAGAACATGTTTAAAGCTTCTTGCGGACTATAGTTTGTACCGTTACCTAAGTCTATTTCAGCTAGACCATCAGCATCTAAATAAATACCGTCAGGTATTATTTTAGACATTACTTGCTGTATTTTTAAATGCGTAAGCTGTATCATATCTGCAAAACCAGTGATACGACTTACTATACTTTCAATTCTACCTTCGTACATACGAGGAGCAACTATACTATAATTCATTTTTACTTTAGTGTAGTCACTTTTAGGTCTAATCATATTTTTACAAAGCTCCCATCTTAAAAGCTTTTGAGCGCCTAAAACATAAGCGCCATCATATAATACTTCTATTTGCTTTGATATTCTTTCAAAGTTTTCGCTTTCAGGTGGATTAAAGCTATCATCTTTTTCAATAGCTTTATTAGAGCCTGTTGCTGTTTCTTTTATTTTGTAAACATTATTCATGTACGTTTTATAATTAAAATATAAAACTTGTACTATGTTTGTATCTTGATCTTGTTTAGAGTATCTATTACCTTTATTAGCTCTGTAATTCTTGCTAGATATATCTTTTAAATCTTCTTCTGTTAAAAATGGAAACTGTTTAGCTAGCTCGTTTATTGGAACTTCTTTTACTTCACCAGCATAATATATATCTTCAAAAAACGGCGAATCAGTAGTAGAATAAACTAAATTAGCAGGATCAACATAATCTAATACAATGCCTTCAGAAGTATTAAATGAAGTTTTTACAGCGCCAATACCTATTACCGCTAAATCATAAAAAAATCTTCTTTTGATTAAATCAAATTTATTACCTTTTAATAAAACATTTAAAGCTTGCTCTTGCGCTATTTCAGCTTCTTGCTTGTAGCTAAGCTGCATGTGTAGACCTAGTTCTTCTACACTATCAGGTAAAGTTTCAGGGTCATTTTCATACATATTAACACCAAGCTCTTTTAAAGAAAAATCTTTTATTTCTTTAAGCTTCATGTCTTTAAGTATAGACTCCATGTATTCAGTTCTTTTGCTAGCTCCGTAAGGGTCTTGAGAATAAGCTTTTACTGAATATTCTTTGTCTGACATACCGTTAACTACAATATCTACAAACTTAGGTATTATAGGCACTGGCTTCCAGTCTAAATTTAAGTAGCTTAAGTCACCATTTATTGATAACTCATCTTTATATTTTTGAATTGGCTGTTCGCCTCTAGCATAAAGTCTTAAACTTCTAAACGTATCTCCGTTTGAAGTATATCTTCGTGAATAATAATTTTGGCCATCGTTGTTATTGTAAAACCATTCAGCCTCAATAGCTTTTGCTATTTTTAAACCGTAATCATAACTTACTTTTTCTATGTCGCTTACAACTTGACTTGGAAAATAATTGCCTGGTGACTTCATACTTATTTAATTATCTTTGATGTATAGCCTTCATTACTAAATCTAGCTATATTTATATTTAGTTTTGGTATTGATTTTTTTGATACTGGAGAGTATAAATGTCTATTACAACCCATTATCGCTAAACCACTACTTATTGAAGCATCGTGTTTTGTTCTTTTATTTATATCAAACTTTGCCCAATCATTTAACGTTTCATTAAAATAAACAGTTCCGTAACTACCATCTTGTTTAATACCGACATGATCGTTAATATACATTTCAATAGCAGCTGCATGCGCTTGTTTAATGTCTTCGCTAGAGTTTGGCATACCACCAACTTCTCTTTCAGTGGTTGAAAGTTTATTCCAAACTTTATCTGGTCTGTTCATACTAAAACCTCTATAGCCTCTTCGTTTTAAATAATACAGAAGTCTTGGTTTATTATTTTCTGCAAGCAGTGGCATACCGTAAAATACTAATGCCATTAACACATCTTCAAAAAATATTTCAGCGGTTTGTGGTCTAGCTATATATTCTAAAAAAAACGTGTTAGCAGGAGCGTCTTCCATACTAAACTTAGTTAATCCATGAAGAGATCCGTTGGATCCTCTACCATCAACAGTACCGCTAATATCATAACTATCGCAGCCAAAAGCGCCCATGTGTTCATTTCCAGGATATTTAACTCCATTTTTTATTATCACTCTATTTTGAAGATTTATATTAGGCACCCAGCTAACTTTAAATCTTCCGTTAGGGTCTGGATTAAAAATAACCGCAGTGTCTTTAATACCGCCAACCCATTGAAAACTACCCTGCGTTACTACTGCAGAGTTTCTTATACCTTCGTTATAGTCTATTTGCTCGTATATCTTTGCTAAGTTAAATAAACTATTTTTTGTTTCATCTCTAAACGCATGCTCTTCAGTTCTTGGAAACTGCCTGTAAAATTCGTTTAACGCATCTTGATCACCTTTTAATCCATCAGCTTCATTTTCCCAGTGGTTTATAACTCCTACATCTATTAATTCACCGTGTGGTCCGTATACATCATTGCTAGGGTTATTAAATGTAGGTTGTCCGTATTCGTCAATAAATCCTTCATAGTTCCATTCCATTGGCATAAACAAAGAATATAAACCAGACTTTGTTTGTCCATTTTTATTTCTACTTCTGACATCTGAGTCATTGTATAGTTTTTTAAAGTTATCACCACCTTTATCTAACGAATTACTCGTTGAGCCCATCATGCACTTACCTACTATACGAGCACCTAGCCTTAAACAAGTTTTAGTTACCCGCCAATTGTTTAAAATATTATCAGGTCTTTCCCACTTACCACTTTCGTCGTGAACTAGCAAATTAAGTTTTTCACCGTCATAGCTGTTATCGCCTGTGTTTTTCCAATCAATAGTAGTATCAAGTCCAACCAACTCTTCCTGCTTTTCGTTTGCAGTAATTTTCTTACGCGTAAACTTACTTGCAGGAACCCTATAAGCAAGTTCACTTTTAGGTCTGTCCATACCGTCTTGTATCGGTTTGAAGAAAAACGGATAGTTGACAGATATTGGCACAACTTTATCGGTAAACATTTTTTTAGCATCAGCACCACTTTTAGATAATATTCCATATCTAGCATCACTCGAAATAGTAGCCAAGTTAACAGTTTCAGCTGAGCTCATAAACGAAAAACCACTACGTCTGTTTTTTAAATAACACATACCGTAACATCTTTCATCAGCTTTACAAGCTTCCCAAAATATAAAGAACAGTCTGTTGGCCTCTCTAAAATCTGGAGCACCAACGTCTATTTTACTCCATTGTAAATACATATAATGACTACCAGTTATATATGTTGGCTTATCATTATTGTAAAACCAAAAACCTTCATCACGACGTTTAAACTCTTCGTCTATATAGTCGTACCATTGATCTTTAGCTTCTTCTGGATAATTCCTCCAGTCAAATATACTTTTTAGTTTACTTAACTCTTTAGGATATTCTATCCTTTGCCATTTGTTTCTGTCGAACAAATGCAGTTTTTGCGGTTTACTCGGCAACCCAATTCGCAAATTTTGTATCTCCAATATTTGTCCAATGCATCCAGTTTTTGAGATAACCACAATATCATGTTCTTTATTGTACCCATATTTCCATAAACGTTTTTTGTTAAGTCGACTTATTGTAGTCTTCTTAACTGGTTCGACAATTTTATATAGTGTTTGTTCGTACATTACTTAGATCTTCCTTCAGCAAAGCCTTTAAACACTTTCTCTTTTTTATTTTCAGGCTCTTTGCCTTCTAATATATTTTCTTCTTCTTGTATACGGTTAAGTATTTCAAAAGCATCGAATATAGCTAACTTTTTAGTAGCAGCTGCGTTTTTTAATCTGTCAGCAGAAACATCATCTTCAGTATTAGTTATTATTTGCTCTTCAGCAACTTTAATTAACTCTTTAACTGCTTTGTGCCCAGCTTGGATTATAAACTTCTTCGTTTCTTTGATATTCATATTTAATTGTAATAAATTTATTATGTACTCTAAAAAGTCTTTTGCCTTCTAATACAAACTCGTATTGAGAAAAAGGTGTGTAGCTAACTACATCACCTTCATTAAACTCTTCGTTACCGTATATAACAACACCTTTATTAGGATGCTCTATTTTTCTATTCATAGATAATTCTTCTATAAAAGGCTGTACAAAACAATAACCTTGCAAAGGCTTCCATTTATCTCTTTTATAAGCATAAACTTGGTCTTTTTGCACAAAATACTTATTGTCTTCAAAATAGCTTTTACTGTTCTTTTCTCTACCTTTTACATCGTACCACCTTCTAAACACATTATGATGAACTAATACTGTATCTCCAATTTTAAGTTCAGTGTCAAAAGACATAGGCAAAGATATTATTTCAGCTAATCTGTTAACATATTTAGCGTCTTCTATGCTAGTGTTTATTATTAACTCTTTATCGTTAACATTAACAGAATTTTTATATCTATTGCCAATAGGTTTTACTATATAGTTGTTTATAGCTTTCACTAGTATTCAAGATTATATTCAACAGAAACAGCCATGTTTTTATTAAAATCTTTCCAAGGCATTACATCTTTATTTTTTTTAATGTAAATACTGTATTTTTCAGACTCTTCAATAATATCACAAATAGTATGGCCTCCGTAAACCTCTTGACCTACAGAGTAGTGCATTGAATCTATTTTGTAATCTTTACCTATTGTTATCTTTCTTATTAGCTTCGTTGTCTCCATTTTCATTATATTTAATTTCTCCAGTTTTTATATCAATATCGCATGAGCCATATTTTTCTTGAAAACCTTTTTTTGTTTCTTCAATAAATTTATTTATAGTCATAATGTCATGGCTTATTAAATGCTTTTTATGCTCTAATACGCCTAGCTCTCTATGAGCCATATCTAGTGACTTAACAACTTGCTGTAAAGACTCTAGTTCATTTTTTTCTATATTTGTTGGTTTAGTTAAGTCTATAATTTCTTCTTTTACTTTTGGTGTTTTTCTTTTTGCCATTTTATTTAATTTAATTAATAATTACTACGATAGGTACCTCCTGTCGTTTGTGTTGTTGTAGTTTGTTGTTGCGGTTGGTTTAAACCTAAAACTAAATTACTCTCTTGCGTTTGTTCAATTGTTTCGATTGTAGTATCAATAGTTGCTTGAGCTTTTAATAAAAGATCTATGTCTACACGCTCGCTGTCTATTAATTCTTGCAGCTTTTCAGGTGTAGATTTTTGAGCTAACTTTTTATCTAGTTCTATTTTATTTTTTTCGCTATTTAAAATATTTAAAGACTGATTTATATTTTTTATTTTATTTCTAATTATACTATTAAGTCTTTTTACTCCTTGAAGCTTTTTAACTTTTAAAGCTTCTTCAAGCTCTTTTATTTCTTGATTAAGATTATTTATTCTATTTGAGATTATATTAAAAGCTTGATTAGCTTCAGAAACATATTGTTCGTAACTAGATTTTGTTTTAACTCTAATATTAGCTGGATGGAACTTACCAGCCATGTAGCCAGTTACGCCTTCATACTCGTGCGTATGATAACCAAACATACGAGGAGAGCTAGTAGCTCCGTATGATATAGCTTCACTTTTATTAGTGAATAATGGTATATTATCTATATACGTAAGTATAGGCATTATACGCCGAAATAACAAATTACACCAGCCGCAGAAGGAGTAAAGTGTGTCCATCTACCATATATAGTAACTCCTTTTGGAAATACTTGATTTGAAGCTGTTAAACCACCAGCACCGTGAACACTGTCTAAAAATATTAAACCTTGATTGTTTGGAGTTATGTCAGCGTCTATTTGTATTGTTGTTGAATTAGTTACTTTAGTTACTTTAACACCTTGCTTGTTTGGTCCTTTAACTATTGGCACTGGAGTTTCAGCATCAATAGTTATACCAGTAGTATCAGTATCACCTTGAGCAACTAATAAAACATATTGGCCAACTGCTATTTTATCACTACCAGTAGTTAAAGTTATGTCATTATGAGCATTAACATTTACATTTCCAATATCACTAGCATGAAGACCGTTGAAGTTTGCAAAGTTGTCTGCAGCTTGAATGTCTCCACTAGTGCCTTGTATGTTTATATAGTTAGGCCCGTTTCTATCTAGTTTTTCAGAAGTTAAAACAGTTGGTGTATTATCATCTAAAAAAGTTATAGCAGTTATAACTAAACCTGCTGGTGGAACTATTGGCTTTGCTAAGTCAGTATAAGCACTACCCATTTGGCCAAAGTTATATGCTACGTCTTGTGAATTTTGTCCCATTTTATTTTTCTTTTATTTGTTCGTTTTTCTTTGAACTTCCGCCGAAGAAGAAGTCGATTATTGTGTTTACTTTAGCACTCATAGCGCCAAATATCGTTGATATAAAGCTTATTTCAAATTCACCTAAATCTATAGTTTTAGTTACAAAATAATTAAACATTACAAACGTAATGCCAAAATAAGCTATAGTAAATAACGTAGCTAATACTTTTTGAATAATAGCATCGTCTTTATATAGATCACGTGCAGATTTACGATCTTCAACTTCTTTTGCAAAAGCTTCACGTTCTGCGTCTAATAATAATTTTTTTAAAGCTAATTTAGCTTCGTCTCTTTCTTTATCTGTAGTTATTACTTTGTCAAGTATGCCTTCAGCATTATCTACTATCTTGCCAAATAAACCACCTACTAAATTGTTTATCATACTTTATCGTTTTCCCAAGGCAACTCTTTATCACCTTCTTCGTATTTTTTACCTGTATTTGGATCTGTTATGTAACCATAACCTCTCGGCCAGATTTGGCCTTGATGATATACAGCGTTGTCATCGTAAGTTGTTCTACCTATTTTCATATCTGTTTGATGCTGCACTTCGTGCACAACAACTCTTTCAACTTGTTCTTCAGGTACATTGACGTTAACATATATAGATCCGTCATTGTTAGCTTCACCCATAATGCCATCTTCTAGCTTTTTCCTAAATATAGGCGTACTGCTAGAAGTTCTTATTTGTCTTTTTTCGCTACCTAGTTTGAACGCCATTAGTAATCTGTATATTTTTTTATTTCTTTCCTAGCCTCTTTAGTTAGCTTGCCTTCTTTTCTTAATTTTTTTCTAGCAGCTCTTTTAGCTTTACGCAGCTCTTTATTACCAAAAAGCTGCATAGGAGTTTTTTTCATTTTAAATGCCATTATCTTTGTGGATCTTTAATCATATCATCAATAGCCTTATTAAAGACTTTGTCAGTATATGTTTTATTATTGTAGAACACGCTTCTATCTGATACTGGTAAATCTTCTTCTCCGAGTAAGATACGATATATTCTACTTATTAACTGGCTGCATTTAAACGAAGTTTTAAAAACGCTGTACTTAATCGTAGTTCGATTTCGATGACGCCACACTTCAATCCAGCCTAGCTTTCTTAGTTTATCCCACCGCTTCTTGTCCCAGCTCATGGTATAAGTACCATCTATAAATTCTTGTCTTGTAAACCTACCTTGACAGTCTAAAAATATTAGTAGTTCAAGCTCGGCATCTGTTAACCCGTAAGTCTTACAAGCCCACTTTCTAGTGAGCCTGTAATACTTAAGGATTTTTAATTCACGTAGATCGTGACTAGTTAATCTCATTTAAGATTAGTCAGCGTTCTCCACATGTAATACCGTTGCTCCAGTTACACCAACAATGTCAGTTTCTGGGTGATTAGACGGTCTGTCAGCATATCCATCAAAAAGCGTGATAAATCCTTCGTCGTGTGGGAAACCGTTAAACGCTTTGATTAAGTTAATCATAACATCTTTTTGTCCGTACTGAGCGCAAGCTAAAACAACAACGTCACAGTTATCACCTTGAACGTCATCTGCGTCGCCGCCTGAGCCAGTAGAAGCTTTAGGAGTAAAAAACAAAGACAAAGCGTCGTCATCGTCAGTTACAGCGCCTTTTTGATCTGAAGTACCAGAGCACATTCCTCTAAAAGAGCTTAAAGGATATACTGTTGATCCAGTAGCCTCATCATCTTCAAGAGCAGTTGCGCCACCTACTCTTACATATAAATACTTTTCCATTTTTAAAATTTTTAATGATTAATAAATAATTTGTTTTAGATTTTTTGTTTACAGTCTGTGGACTATGGTTTATGTTTAATCTACTAGTACAATATCACTTGCTTTAATAACAAAATAAAGCTTGCCTTCAAATTCTATTCCGTGACCAGCATGCTTATCATACCAGATAACATCACCATCTTTTATAAATTCTATTAAATTGCCAGTTGATATGACTTTACCTTTAGAATATCTAACGTCTTCGTCAGCGTCTTCTTTAATAATTAAGCCAGCAACTTTCTTTTCTGTTTGTTTTATCTTATCGATAACTACATAATAATTAACTGCCTTCATTTACACGTATATTTGAAATTACACAATCAGCAGAAATTATTGTCGATGCTACTGAAGCTGCGTTAGTAAGCGCTGTCTTAGTAACAAGTACAGGATCAATAATACCTTCTTCTACCATATTTACATATTCACCGTTAATTACATTTATACCAATGCCTTCTTCTTCTGGAAACTCAACGTCTAAATATATGCCGGCATTATCTAATATAGTAGCCATAGGTGCTATTATAGAAGTTAATAACACTTCTTCACCTTCGTTAGAAGGTTTGATTTTTTTTGCAGCGTTAAAGAGGGCTATGCCGCCTCCTGGCACTATACCTTCTTTCAAAGCAGCTTTAACTGCGTATACAGCATCTTCAACTCTGTCTTTCTTTTCTTTTAGCTCTACTTTAGAGTTAGCACCTACTTTAACTATAGCTACACTACCGGACAATATAGCAAGCCTGTCTTCTAGCTTCTTCTTCATAAAGCCGTTTTTCTCGTCAGCTACGAGCTTTGCGACGTGATCAATACGCTCTTCTATATCTGAAGTTATTTCTTCTAATGTTATAACAGTATTTTTTTCATCAGTCTTAATAAACTCAGCTTCACCTAAGTGCTCTGGTGTTATAGTATCAAGATCATCGCCTAAGTCTTCATTAAACAATGTGCAACCAGTTAATATAGCTACATCTTCACATGTGTCTTTTTTAGTAGGGCCAAAGCCAGGTAGATCAATAATATTAACTTTAATGTTACCTTTTATTTTATTCATCATAAGCGCAGACTTAACTTGATCGGCTACTGGCGCTATAATTAATAAAGATCTATTATTTTTAATAACATGTTCTAATACTTTTTGTATTTTACGTATATTAGGTATTTCTGACATACACATCAATATTAGTGGATTATCTAGATCACAGCATTGCTTGTCAGTATTAGTTACAAAGTTAGTAGAAACTAACCCACAGTCAAACTGAACACCATCTACAGTCTCTACATACGTTTCGTCTGTATCTGATGCTTCCATAAGCACAACACCGTCTTTACCTACAGTCTTATAAGCTTCTGCTATAATAGCACCTAGCTCTTGATCGTTATTACAGCTAATGCTAGCTACGTGATCTAGCATGTCGTCGTTAACTTCTATTTTAATAGAGTCTAAATATTCAATAACTTTAGCTACAGCAGTATCAATGCCTTGCTTAATTTCTCGAACGTTGTTAGTTTGTAGTGTTTTGTATACTTCTTGAAGCAAGCTTTCAGCCAAGACGGTAGCCGTTGTGGTACCGTCACCCGCTTCCTTGACTGTTTTGCTTGCAGCTTCTTTAATGAGAGTAGCGCCAATGTTCTCTACGGGATCTAATAGTGTTACAGATTGCGCGACCGTAACACCATCTTTTGTGATCACTGGCTTTCCTCGGCCATCTTCATAGATTACGCACTTGCCAGAAGCGCCGAGAGTTGATTTTACTGCCAATGCTAACTTATTAACACCAGCGATTATTCGGTTTTTGGCATTATCGCCAAAATTAAGCTCTTTTACGAGCTCACTTGGTAAATTATATTCCATTATATTAAATTAAATTAGGTTTTTTACTATTTTTTGAACGATTTTACAACTTTTGGCCCTTTTGTAGCCTCTAGTTTTTTAGTAAAATGCTCAATACTACCGTCTATTGCAGATTCTGCGCCTTCTAAAGTCTCTCTACGCGTAACATCTGACCATTTGTCAGCATCGTCAGGGTGATTTACTTCAGTTTGGTAGTAACCATTAGGTAATTGGGTTATTCGCCAGTTTTCTTTGTTGGCAAGGTGTTCCCATTGGCCCTTGGTTTTATCATTTACTTGTGGATTTCCGGTCCACGTACTAGTTTTATAATACAAATACGTCATTTTTGGTTTTATTTATTGGTTAATAATTGATTTATTTTTTGTGTCCCATTTTTTTAGGAGACTTATGACCCATCTTTTTTGGAGAGTGGCCCATTTTCATAGAAGAATCTTTCTTCATTTTATTTGGTGCAGCTTTAATTGCTTTTTTTAAGCCTTCGTTTAGTTTATCTTGATCTCCAACAAGAGGCTTTTTCATAGCAGATTCTTTTTTCATCTTCATAGCCGCATCTTTTTTCATAGGCTTAGCAGAAGAACCACTTGTTCTTGTTGGTTTTAACGATGCTAAAGCTTCTCTTTTTTCTTTTTCGCTTAATCCTGGTTTAAGAAATGGCTTTATAGATGCTGCTGTAAGATTAACTATTTCACCTTTATTCGTTATAGTTGCAACTCCACCTTCACTCATTGATACTTTAGGTTTATTTGTAAAGTAATCTACTTTCATAGGAGTTTTTTCTTTTAACTTCATAGCAGACTTGTCTTTCATCTTCATTGGCTCTTCTTTCTTCAACTTCATAGCAGACTCTTTTTTCATAGTCATAGTGCTTTTCATATCATTAGCGCCTTTACCGTCCATAGCAAAGTCAGGAACCATCTTACCGTCAGGTCCTTTTACCATGTTCAATTTTTCTTTCATCGCAGCTTCTTTCTTGAGCTTCATTGCAGACTCTTCTTTAAGCTTCATAGCTTTTGCTGCTTTCATTTTCATAGCAGACTTAACCGCCATCTTCATAGGTTTAGTTCCGCCGATCATTGGGAACCCTTTCATTTTGAATGCCATTGTTTATTTTTTTAATAGTTATAACTATAAGTAGTAATTACATAAAAATAGGTATTATAAATATTTAAGTAAAGTGCTGCCCCCACCTATATACTCGTACTTACTTTGTGTAAACGCATTATGTTTATACTAGGCCCCCTTTTTATTTTATGTATGTACAAAATTTTTTGCATTTTACATTTACATATATACTTACTATATATTTTTTTACAAACTAGTTACGACATGTGTTGGATAATATAGATGTAAATAAATTATAAACTTAAACTAAATTATTATGTCACAATTAACTCTTACTAAAAAGAGATTTGTAATCTCTAAATCACTAATCGGTCAAAATGTATTAATAACATTTACTAACAAAAAAGGTGAAACGTATACTTATGACCACGACGCGGTCTACAGTGCGAATCAAGAAAAGTTTGAAACTATGAACTGTTTTCAAAAGTATGGTAATTACACCAATAGTAATAATGTACCAACATTCGGTCGTAAGTTCACAGTGTAAAAACTGTGACACTTGCCCCCTACTATACTTAACTTAACAACCTAATGTCACACTATTATGATACATGATATTACTATACTAATACTACTCGGAATAATTTTACAATATATTGAAAAGTGTATTGTCGAGAAAGAGAGTGAACAGAACAACTCGTAACTAAATTTATTAACTAAATAAAATACCTACTTTTATGTTAAATACTTATATCAGAAATATCAAATCGTTTTATAGAAACAACTACTCTTGTTTGATTATGTTGAAATACACTATTCGATTTATACTTTGTAATGTATTTGGTAAAAAATACACAAAATAAAAACGATACTTGTTGGATAATATATATGAATTTAAACTTTAAAAATTATGGAATTTATTAGAACTTTTACATGTGATTTAACTGGAGAAACAGTTAACATTTACCTAACACCTCAAGGTGAAGAAGTATGTCTTTCTTCTGAGGAAGATTACTCTCAGTTTCCTGAAGACGAACAAGAAATTGAGTCAATATGTATTGAGTATTTGTTATCATAACACAAATTAAATACGACTCAAGTTGGATAATATATATGAATTTAAACTAATAAAATATGTCAAAGAAAATAATTAATAAAGTTGTAGATGAAACAGTAGATACTATAATAGATACTATAGATGAAGTACTAGTAGATTATATGTATGACTATGGTAACTATGAAGAGTCAAATGAAAAATTCTTTAATGATAAAGAAGAGATGTTTGTTAAAGTAGTAGAAGAATTATATAACAGAATAAATAATAAGTGATATGAAAGTAACTAATAAAATAACAGGTGAAGACATAACTAAATATGTCATCGGTTTACTAGAAGGTTTAATTACTCAAGATGAGTTTGAAGAACTAACTATGATTACAAAATAAATACGTTACTCGTTGGATAATATAAATAAACTTAATAAAATATACTATGTCAAACTTTAAATCAGACTCATCAACTAATATAATTAAATTAAATAACCAAACTTATATACCATTTCAACTTCACCAATTACCGAAGTACTATAATGAAATACCTTTATCAGAACAATTTAATTTAAAAGGTTACTGTTATATAAACTTAACTTCTTTAAAATCTCACAACAAAGATATTCATACTCTAAATAAAGACTTAGATTATACTCAAAGAAGATAACAAAATAAATACGATTACTAATGGATAATAATAACGATATGAAAATTAAATTAAAAGAACTAGAGGCACTACTAGTCAGTCACGACTGGTACTATATGATGAGTGACGATAACAGATACTACAAACAAGGTAGAAAGTCATTTGAATTAATAACTAAATTAATGTTCGAGTTAAAAGAAGGTGGTTATTACACCGAAGCGAACGAGTTGTATGATAAATATAGTAAATAATATGAATAAAATTAAATTAACAGTAGCGACATTACTACTAGGTGGTATGTGTTACGGTCAAGTTCAAGTAAAAGACGACGCTTTAACTAAAAAAATAGCGTACATTGAGTCAAAAAATACTATTGAAGATATGATAGAGTGGATGCGAGCAGACATTAAAACTGGTTTAGTAAGAGCAGAAGTTGGTCAATCTTATGTTGAAAACTTATACGAACTACTATCAAGACTAGAAGATATTAATGCAGGTTACATATTTGACTGCGAAAACTGTGATGAACTAGATTAATATGACAATAACTATAAAACAAATCGGTAAAACTTACAAGGTAAGTGACGATAATACGATAGAAATAACTCACGAGCACGATGCGGTAGTGTCTGTATGTGGCGAATACTACAAAAATAAATACACTGGCGAGTGGTTAAGTGAGTTAGAAGCCGAGCAGGCAATGATAGACAAGTACGAAGAAGATGAATCAAACAAGTATTACTAATGTTTGAGTGGGCGTGGGTAATATGCGCTTGCTGGTATTTAGGCAATGCAATACATAGACAAGATAAATGAGAAAGATTACATTATCAGTAGCTGTACTACTAGGTAGTTTAGCTGCTAAAGCACAGACAGAATACATAGATGTTACTAGTAAAAAACCGTTTGGCAGAAGTGAAATGGTAGTCTACAATGATGACGTTAACTATAACGATTTAGAATACTTTTACTTAGGTAGGTTTACTAAAAAATACCATTGGATAAAGTATACTAACGCTAAAAAAATTATTTTATCACTAAATGATGACAAAGGTGACAAACGAGAAATATGTACAAAGCAAAATGATTTTAGAGCATACTGCGAAGTTGTAGATGCTTTTGCTAGTCAATACCTTATTAATGTAACAACAGAAAAATTCCAAATATGGATTTCAAAACCTTTAAAATAAAAATTATGAGAAAATTTTCACACACAGACTTAGCAATGATAGGTGGTGCAGCAGCATTACTAGGCTCAATAGTATTTATGTTAATGTCTCACGGTATTACAAATTAAATACGATTACCGTTGGATAATATATATGACAAAAGCTTATTAAATAAAATTAAATAATATGAATTACTGTAAATGTGGTGAGCCCGTACATCCAGTTAGACAAAAATACGGGTACAAAACGTGTGTTAGCTGTAGTAATGTAGAGCGTGTCGCATCGGCACCTATTACTAATCATAAAACAGGTAACACAATACAAATAGTATCGCAAGCACAATCTATTGCGATAGCAAAGGCAAGTCGCCGTAAAGGTTACGGCACATGTCTTAGGTAATAAAGAGAGGAAAAGCCAAAGTTGTAGGCACGAAGAAATCTAAGTAAGACCTATGTAAAAGACTAAAGTGCTCTCTTTATAATATACGAGTGTGGCGCGTGAGACGTGTAGTTCCTTGCAGCAATAGCTCATGAGTGAACATCTTACTCACTTGGCCACCTCGTTTTTTATTAACTATTAAATTAAACAATATGACTATATTGACAGTATTAGACTTTGAAGAAGGATTAGTATATCAATACGATATACGTCAAGCTTTCGATATGAAAGAATTACAAGTAGAAGACTTTGAAAAGATTATAATTGACCAAGGTCACAAGTTAGATGATTGTGAGTGGATGACGCACAGTGATGATACTATAAATAAAATTAAAATTGAATTATGAAATATAAAGTAACAACAGCTACCGAAGCATTGCAAGTATTTGACATGCTCGGTATTAAAAACGTCTCAACAAGGCGGCAAAAGAAAAATGGTACACAAGTATACGAGCTACCTATACAACAAATGTGGCAAACACTTAACCCAAAACCTTTACGCTTTGCCTGTTACAGGTCAGGCTATATACGTAATGTAAGTGAATATAATTCAAGTGCTTATCAAATTAACAAAACTAAAAAGGTAGAAGTAAATGAATATCATAACTATTATGAACAAACAAAGCGTATACTTATACCTAATTACGATGAGCGATTAGTATACTTAGCTAATTTTATACTAAAAAATTACTATCAAAAACCTACATACTTAATAAACGACTATGTTATTAAGTGTTTAAAAGAAGCTTATTTAAGAGATTACAATAACAGTCCTAACAATAGACTACCGTTTGGCGATATTGTACATCCAGACTCTTCGCCAGTAGATGATATAAAAGTAATTATCAACGGGCATAGATATAACCTCACAAACTAAATACGAATACTAACGGATAATAATATAAACCAATTAAATAAACCATTATGAATAAAGTAGAATTAGAAGCAAAGATAGAAGCTTTGCAAACAGCTCTTGATACTAAAACACAAGAGCAAAATGCGTATCGAGGTCAAATTGATACACTTAAAAAACAACTAGAAGACTTAAGCAAACCAAAGCTTACATTAGAACAATTTGACGAGCTACAAGAAGCTATTGAAAAAGGTATTATGAACTACGACTTCAGTGACCAAGACTGCTACAGCATTGACTTCGGTATTGACTATGATGGTAGAGTGCATTGTGAGTCGCTTGAGTTTGATAATGCTGATGACTTAGGTAGAGAAATATTTAGCTACGTAGAACGTTTGTTCGGCGAAGCAGATGAAGATAATAACCAAGAAAACCAAGATTAATATGAAAACATTATGGCAAAAGCTAAAACCAGAAATTAAACAAGCTATAAAAGACCAACAAGATAAATACCCTTCTATGGTTGAAGGCGTTAAAATATCGTTGAAAGAAAATTACTTCTGGTCGCACTTAACTATTGGCCAAGCAAGAGATATTATTTACTTTACAGATTTAACTTTAGCTAGCTTATCTAGTTACGACTGGTCGTACGGCGAAAAATTTATTATATGCGAAGATTAATATACGATATGTACTATAAAGATGAAATATCTATAGACATAGCAATTAAATTATTAGATAAATTAAATGAACTTTCAAATAAAAAACGAAGATGACAGGACAAGAAGTAGAAGATTATATTAAAAACGAACTTGGTTGTGAGCCAAGACATAATGTATATGCTATAGCAGATGCAGCAGATGAGCTAGCGTATTTATATAGTAATAGTACAACAGCTAAAGAAATTGTTGAGTTTATGTTAGCAAATAAACCAATACCAGGTTTAGCTACTCACAGTTATGGCTTTCATAGTCGTAGTGGTAGAAGAGTACGAGACATGTTTTCAGAATATTATAACAGTTATATAAGAAACAATGGCAACTAGAGCATTAATATGTTTTGCTAAGCGTGAAGATAAAGTATCGTTTAGCGACTTTCAATTATACGACGACTGCGGTAGAGCAAGAGTTACACACCAAATATACCATCATTATGATGGCGCACCTGATTTTTTAGGTATTGCACTAGCAGACTTTATTAATAATGTAGGTGATAAACACAACGGTGTGCATTGTTTTGCAGCTCAGTTATTAACACACTTAAAGCTAGGTATACACTACGGTAAATGTAGTAATGATTCACACAATGTATATTTAGAAACACCAGGTGATGAACACGGTGACCTTGACTACACATATTATTTATGGTGGGGTAAAAATGAAATATGGATTAGTATATTTAGATATGACCACACTACTGCTGACCACTGTATATTCGTAGGTCAAGCACGTAATCTTATATATAAATACAAACTAAATACGAACTCTGATGGATAATATGAACGACGAACAAATGCAAAAGCTAGCTAAATATATAGCAGCAGATCTTACTAAAAGAATTTATGGTATTGCAAATCCTGCCACTGAAGATAATGATATGATGTGGTATGCAGACAGAGATGATGACCACGCTGTTGGTGAGTTAGCTAGGCTAATGACATTATTAAATCTATATCAAGACAGAGAAGAATATGAAAAGTGCCATTTAATAAACAAGCACATTAAAAGATTAGAAAAAATAGTAGAAAATTTATGATGAGAAAAAAACCAATGCTAGCATATCCTGTTAGCGACAAACCAATTGATTATACCCAACCTGTATTTATGCAACCAAAGCTTGATGGCGTGCGTTGTCTTATACAGTATGACAATAGCGTAGTAACAGCTTATTCACGTACAGGTAAACAGTGGTTAAATATTGACCACATACTACAAAGTCTTAAACCTTTCTTTCAAGATAATCCTAACGTTATACTCGATGGCGAGCTATACAATCATGCTCTGCGAGATGACTTTGAAAAGATTATATCTTGCGTACGCAAACAAAAGCCTACAGCTATCGACAAGGCTGAATCACGTAAACTTGTACAGTTTCACTGTTACGATATTGTAGATGAAACACTTGACTTTCAATCGCGTAGTATAAGACTTAATACATTATTAAAGCCAACATACGGCATTAAACTAGTTAAAACCATAGCTGAAATAACAGATCAATACCAAGCTCACGCTTACCACGATCTAAATCTAAAAGCTGGCTACGAAGGCTCTATACTACGTCTAAACGATGCCTATCAATGTAAACGTTCACACAGCTTACGTAAGTTCAAAGACTTTCACGATGCTGAAGCTACACTAACTAGCTGGGTCGAAGGTAAAGGCAAGCGTGCTGGTACTATTGGCAAGTTTATGGCTATCGATGCTGATGGTAATGAGTTTGGCATGCCAGTTATGGACAATTTTAAAAAGTTACAAACAATGTTTGATGAGATGAAAACTTGGGTTGGCAAAGAAGCTACGTTTACATACTTTGAGCGTACAAAAGCCAACAGTTACAGACATCCATTATTTAAAGCAATACGTGATTATGAATAAAAAGTTAAAAAACCGAATCAATAAGTTTAATAAAATTAAATATCCTAATGATAATTCTAAAAGAATTATTATAGCATCGTTAAAACCGGCTGTGACAGCAGCCTCTAAGAATAAATAGTAGCAGGCTAATGTCACACGATAGAAACCTAACATACCTAAACAACAAACGTTTAATATACAGGCGACATCCAGTATCAGACAAACCAGACATTGATACTAAAGAGTTTATGTATTTTAAAAACGGTACGCATCAATGCTACGAGCTATTTAGATCAACAGCAAAGATTACTACGTATCGTTCACTTAAATGGCATTTACTAGTACTTTGGTATTTAAACCCTAACCTCAATCAAGACGACTTTATACAACTAGCTGAATATATAGTACACAAGCCAAATGGCTTTGTAAGTTTTAACGTATCAGAACGTTTGCTAGAAAAAGTTGTCTACGAGGTTAGCATGTCTGACCTTGATCGTCCACCTAAAAACAAACTACGTAAAGTTATATTTAAACCGTTTAGTGGTTTAACAAAAGAACAAAAATTATCTATTGTAGGCCAGCTAGTTGGTCAAAGTCCTAGAGTTTGTTCTGACGACATATATGCTGTTATGATAGATATGCATGACATGGGCAAAAAAATTACAATAGGACGCATTGCAGGCTTATTAGACTGTTCATCGCGTACAATACACAGACACATGTGTAATGAACTTAAAAAAGAAAAAGAACTACTTAATCAACAACTATGAAACAATACGATTCAAATAATTTTAGTAGATATAAAAAAGATGTTAAAGCTTCTCAACCACAAAACAAAGCTTGGCATGAATATAAGCGTGATGAACTTATAATTAAGTTTATGCCTCTTGTTGAAAACATAGCCCGTAAGTTTAAAGATAGTGATGCTGCAAATGGTATAGTATCTTTACCTGATAGAATACAGTTTGGCCACATAGGCTTAATTAAAGCTGTAGACAAAATACAATGGAAACAAATATTTGAATCAAAAGATCCTGAGAAAACAATTAAGTCTTATTTTGCTAAGCGTATACGTGGTGCAATACGTAGAGCTACTGATACTAACAGGTCAGGTATGCGTATACCTGAGCATAAGCTAAATGATATTAGAAAAAACTTTGATAATGAAAGTAATTCAACATTATTTTTTAACTCTATGTTTGATAGCATTGACCATCAGCTTGATGATGAAAACTCTTATCTATACCAAATAGAAGATAAGTCAGAAGATCCTTTACGAAAAGAAAAACTACACGGTATAATAAGAGATATTATGTTGAAACATTTATCTGAAAAAGAATATCATGTAGTAAGATTAAGCTATGGACTTGGCTGTGATAAATTATCTGCAAAGCAAATAGCTAATAAACTAAATATGCAAGGCACTAGCTCTTTTGTTAGAGTTTCACAACTAAAAAAGCAAGCAATTGAAAAGCTTAAAAATGTTTTAGATCACTCGCAAGTGACTGACTATCTGTAAGTTACTTGTTAAATATCAACTGTTATATGTAATTATATATATACACTAAACCAATATACCAATGACAGATTTAACTAAAAAATTAGCTGATGTACAGACTAAGTTAAAAGCTAAAAAGTCTTCATATAATAGCTTTGGTAAATACTATTTTCGTAAAGCTGAAGA